GCTTCGTGTATTCACCCGACTACAAACCACACGAAGGAGATTTGATAAGGCCGCACTACAACGGAATCATATACGAAATAAGAAACATAGTGGACACCGATAATCAGTTCCTCAACACTCAACACACATATAAGCTGACCGTTGCTGTTTGGACGAATGACATGAAAACCGCTGACGAAAACGACTACAACGGTGCTGATGAGAATCTACACACATACGACGAAACGAATGGAATCTCAACACAGCCTCCTGAGTCTTTGACTTCCATAAGAGAATATGTAACTTCGGGCTCTGACTTCCTCAAGCAAAACGAAATCATAGACGAAATGAAAGACGACGTTTTGTATAATGACCCGAAGAACCCCAATTATGACCCTTTCAATGGGTGGTAGTAAATGAAATCATTTAAGGATTATGTAAAAGAATTGAACGAACGAAGAGAATCTTTGCTTGTCAAAGCCAGATATTCTAGACACGAACCATACGACGCCCATTGGTCGGGTAACTGGGGTGACCGCATGGAATACACATATAGAGCCTTCACCCCCGAAGAAGAAAAACTGGCTAAGTTTTGGAACAGAGAATGGACTCCGCCACCCGAAAAACTGAAGTCTCGCGACATAAAGTATTTGGAAAAGACCGTCAGGTTTGACGACTTCGCCGAGAAATTGTTTGATATTGGGCTGTTGGTGGACGATAAATCATTGGGATATTCGGACTCACCTGAATACACCGCCAAATATACACCGGAGTTCGACCATCTGGTCAGTATCGTCAAGAACTACGGAAAGAAGGCTGCTCTTGAGGACTGCGACGCCATATACGATATATTGGAAAACTTGAAAACCAGAAAACATACGCTGTCTATGAGCTTCGAGGACAATGAAGATTTGAACTTCCTGAGATTTGACGTGGATGTGAAAAACAAGACCGTCCAACCTCTATGGGAATACAACTGGTGGTATGCTTTGGCCAATTTGGGAATGTTTTGTCCCGACAAGCCCAAGAATATAAACAGCAACTCGTTGGTCGACAAAATGTGCGAAGCGGTCAATAAAAAACTAGAAGGTTTGAGAAAATCAACGGGATATAAGCCTCTTAAAATGAAATACTCAGCCCATTACTTTTCGAGAATTTGACACAATATCTATCAGTGATAGAACCCTCCTTCGGGAGGGTTTTCTTTTATCCATTTCTTATTGGATAATAAATAAAGTGTATCGTTTATTTCGTCGATGAAGTGATGTTGTTTATTCCCTCGTTTTAGTAAAGGAAAAATTTATGACAGGAAGTCCCGGAGTATATATCAAAGAAGTTGACCTTTCAGAGGTCGCTCAGCCAGCCGGCACATCTGTTTGTGCCATGGTCGTTCCGGCCTACAAGGGTCCGGTCAATAGAAGAGTTTTGGTCACCAATAATCAGGAGTTCACGGGAACATTTGGTGTTCCTGTTTCAGGCGAATCGGCCGAGTTCCCGATTTATGGTGCTTTGGAAACGCTGAAGCAGAGCGAATATCTTTATGTTGTTCGCCCAACCACATCAGCGGACACATTCGGTTATTTGTCGTTGAGTTCGAGTTCAACCGCAGCGACATATACAGACGACCCCTCATACGAAGGGACAGAATCCGAAGTTACCGTCGAAGAGGAATCCGAAGGGGTAACTCTTTCAGGCAACATCGAAAGCTGTGTTTCCACTTCCGACCTTTTGTCAAAGGACGGTTACAACGACGGAAACAAGCCGAACAAGTGGTATGATATGGAACAGACCGCTCCCGACATTCTCAATGTCGCGTATATTGGTCCTTCCAAGTATTCTGAAAACCTTGCTTTGACGATTTTGGCTGAAGATTCGATTGCCACGACTTCGAGTGATTCGTATGGATATAACTTCACCGGCAAATACCCTTCGCAATACAACTTCTACCGAATCAACGTCTATCAGAAGTCGGAAAACGACACCCCCGAGGAAGCTGGTTGGTGCAAGACCAATACTTCCGGTGATACAGAATGGGGTGTTTTCGGTGAAACATTAAAGGCCACTCCTGTTGAAACTTGGATCGTTTCAAACGACCCTCTTGCCAAGGACTACAACGGAAATTCGATGTATGCCCCCGAAGTCATCAACGGCATTTCGTCCTTGATTTATGTCAAGGTCAACGACGGAGCCAAGGTGGAAAGCAGCTGCTTGACCATTGCCCAGATGCCCGGAGGTTCCTCTTCGTTGGGTAATGATGAAAGTCTTTCCACCGAAGCCGCTGTTGGTTGGGATTTGTTCGGTTCCAAGGAAACTTCTTCCCCCAACATTTTGGTCGCCGGATGCGCCCCTGACTGGACCAACTATATTTCCAAGGCCGTTGCCATATCGTCCAGCAGAAAGGACTGCATTTCGATTGTTCCTGTCGGAGCCTTGAACCAAAACGACGTGAACGTCATCATAAACGACAAGGAAAAAATTGCCGGAAACAACAGCTCCTATGTTGCGATATACAATGGTTGGGAAATGATTGCCGACGGATATTCGGGTAGAAAGATTTATCTACCGCTGGCCTGTTTCATGGGTGCAATCTATGCCTTCAACGATGCCGTCGCCAATACTTGGGATGCTCCTGCTGGTTTGACTAGAGGCGGAGTTTCCGCTCTAGGTCAGGCAAATGCTTGGAACGAACAGAAGATCGGTATTCTTTACAATGCCAACATCAACACCGTTAAGAAGATTCGCGGAAGCGGAGACTATGTTTGGGGTCAAAAGACCGGACAAGTCAAGGCCACAGCTCTTGACAGAGTGAATGTTCGCAGACTTCTGCTTTACATCGAAAACACCATTGAACCCATGCTTCAGAACTACCTCTTTGAACCCAACACCGAAAAGACTAGACAGCGCATTACTTCGGTGATTTCATCGTTCCTAGATACGATTTATGCGGGCGGTGGGGTAACTAACTTTGCTGTCATCTGCGACGAAACGAATAACACCGCCTTCGTCATAGACAATAACGAACTAAACATAGACTTGTTTATTACACCGGCTAGAACCATAGAAAAGATAAATGTTAAGGTCATAGTTACTAATAGTGGTGTGGACTTTAGTGAACTTCTTGTGAACGGATAACAATGAGACCGAGGCACCGAAACAGTTAACCAATAGAAGATTTCGGTATCGGTCCGCGGGGAACCTTCGGGTTCCCCGTTTTCTTTTGCGAATAAATACATTGAGGAAGCCAAGGGGATATTGTGCCAAGTCCAAATACAAACAACAGACAGATAGAAGTATTCAAAACTTCCAACTTTTTTGGTGACGGTGGTGTCGCCAAAAAATACAGAGTTTGCATAATGAAGCCCGAATACGACTATGACGGAAACCGGATAAAAGGTGGTATGCAAGTCATAGGATATGCCGAAAAACCCCTTGAGTTGTCGGCCGACCCTCAATACGAAAACTTTAAGGCCGCAGGTGTGATAGGAAAAGTTTTGGAAGGGGTCAACGAAAAGTTGGACACGCAATTCGCCGAAGGTGGGCAAATGTTCGGTGGATTGAACACATATCAGGTATTCAAAGGGGCTTCACATTTTTCATTCAGTTTTCAGATAAGAGTGATAAACACCGGTGGTGGAGAACCCATAGAATATGCAAAGACTCTTATTTCGTGGTGCCAACCACACGACCTCACCGTCGCCGGTGCACTGGAGGCTTTTGAAAGAGAGAAACTGATAGACCTTCATGTGGCGGAACAGCAGGCAACGAAATTGGCGTCGGCCTTTGAAGGAGGTCTTTGGGAAACCATCAAAGACGGATTCTATGCTTTGGGTGGAGCCGTCGACCAGGCCATAGAAGAGGGTCCTGTGGCTGCCGCCAAGGCCGCGGGAGAAAAGGCTTTAAAAGTTGCAAAGGATGTTGCCGCAGGAACAGCTGAAATGATAGATAATAACTATTTGGAGAAGGTTCGTGCCGGCATATCCAAACACAGAGTCAAGTTCTGGTTTGGCGATATGGTGAAAAATTTGGACTCCATAATCAAATCCGTGAAAGTCGAGTTCTCCCAGGAGCAAACGGAAACAGGACCGCTTTACGCAAACATAAACATAGACATGCAGACGTTCAAGGTCCTTACCGAAAAAGAAACCCGTGAAACGTTCTTTGCGCCTTCTACATCATCTTCGGCGAACATAACATACAAGGACATACAAAGCGGAGTGGAACAATCCATAAGAGGATAAAGAATCTTTATGAAGTTGATTACAAGATTCAATCGAGACAACTTCCTGGAAACGGTTTCGTGTCCGCTTCCTGAAAAGGACTTGCTGACGAACAATGTAGAAACAAGAAACATGAAATACACCATTTACAGGGTAACCGAATTTGACATAGGGCGACCTGACTTGCTTTCTAGAAAGTTGTATGGAACTCAGGACTATTGGTGGTATCTTATGAAGTTCAACGAAGTGGACGACGTTTGGAACGACCTTTACAGCGGCATGCTCTTGAAGGTTCCTTCCATAGAGGACATAAACCTCTTCATCACAAACAATTCGGACAAATATAGATAATCATGTCGTTGATGCAAGAGATAAAAAAATTCGACGCGTCGGGACTTCAAATACAAGTTCCGTGCATGCCCGAGTCCGGTCCAAGACTCCCTGATTGGAAGGATCAGGAACCCGATATGCGTTTTTGGGACAAGGACTCCCCTTGCAAGCAGGCCGAGACCAATATGTTTTCTTCTCTTTTGACAAATGCATACAATCAGGCGGGTGTGGATTGCTGGTGGTATGTGGTCGACTGGTCGAACGAAAACGAAAGGGTGTTCGGAGAGGACAACGACAGGTGGATATTGAGAAAGTTCAAATTCAGGGGTTATGTCGAGGAACTTCCACCTGACGAAAGGCAATTCAACGTATTTGGCATAGAGGGTCTAGACAGATTCCACATGTTCATAACAAAGGTTCATTACACCGACGCTTCCAAATTTGATGAAAACGGTAGTTTGGCATATCCCGAGTATTTGCCGAAACTTGGGGATGTCATTATGATGACTTCAAACAATTTCTTCTATGATGTCGTTTCGGTGACTGACCGGCCTGTTATGGTGAACGAACGGGCTATCACTTGGGACATAACACTTAGACCTATACAAATACAACATTATAGCTTTGTCCCTTCAATGTCGGCGGACCCGTTGGCGATTCGCATGACGGAAACAGACCCATTGTCGCAGAACGAACTTATAGACAACATAAAGGATAAAGTTCTCTACAACCCTACCGATGGCAAGAACGACCCGTTCGCCCTGTTTTAATAAATAACATAGACAAGTTGATATTTTTGGTATATCCAAAGGATTGCAATTATGGATTTCAAGAAGTATTTGAATGAGTCGTTCAGTCTTGACACGCAAAAAGACTACAACCTTTTTGCCAAAGAGATATGGTTCAGTTTTTACGGCACGACCTACTACAAAAACGGCCGAGAAGTGGAAACCGATGAATTTGATGCCTATGATTTCTCTGATGACGATTTGAGCAAGCTATGCAAAACCATAGCCAAAATCTGCAAGAAGTGGGGTGTGTCAATGGACAAGGATGTCAAGGTTGAGTGCTTTGACTCCAAACAAGCCACTATAACAATCAACGACAAGGCGAACAAACAAAAATTGGAAATTATCTTGGATATGTTTGAATTTGGTGCGAAGCTTCAGCAGAAGATGGTTCAGGATTTCATAAAAACATATTAAGAGGCTTGTATGAATTTCAGGGAATATCTTTTGGAGTCTCCTTCTTATGGAGTCAAATACGACTTCAAGAGATTGGCGGAAGTGAATCCTTCGGACCTGAAGGACACTTATGTTGGTGTAAGAAGAGAGGCAATGGGCATGCTTCCCGCCAAATATATGAACGACGCGTCCAAATCGTTCGATATGTTTGAAAAGGCCGCCCAAACCAAACAAGAATGGGTTTCATTCAGACCCAAGTTCGAAAGGGTGCTGCATACTTGGCCTACTACGGATGTTCAAAGAGCGTGTTTCGCCATAGCTCTTCGTCTTTGCGGAGTGATAACAGGAGACATACCCCTTGAACTTGCCTATGCCCGTTTGAACACCGACTTTCCCGAAGCGTGGAACGAATCAAAGACATTCCCGAAGCCTTGGCCCAAAAAATACAAGCTCGCGGTCGACATAACCGCCAAGTGCAGAGATTTGAACGGAGAGACCGCCGCCAAATACCAAATCAAGGACGAAGAGAGATTCAACGAACTTTGCAAGGAAGGCGATTTGGTCACCGTTGCATATTCCAACGGTTCCGTGCCTGCGCGCCTGTTTCTTGACAAAAAGACGAAAACATATTGGTGGACGATAACCCCCGCCGTGGTGGAACTTGCCGACGAACGGGACGAAATATCGGGTTGAGAGGACAAATCATGAAATCATTTGACAAATACCTTGTGGAGTCGACGATAGGCAAAATCCAGCTGGACTTTTCCGATCTTGCAGAAAACACGAAGGTTTCCACCGCATACTTACCATAGGTGAAGGTGTCAAAAAAGGCTACAAGCAGAAAGTCGTTGACGACCTCTATGACATGATATATGATATATGCGACCTTCAGGACGTAGTCGATCTCATCCAATGGATTTCCCGGAAGATGTCTCCAAAGGTCACCGTGGACTTCCAATGGCCTTCGAAGAGAAACACGCAGAACCAGTTGGCGGAAATGACAATACACTGCCCCAACGTCTATGACATGGACGCCGACATAAAAATGGAACTGAAGTTGGATATGGACGTGAAATCTATAATGTCTCCCGAACTGGAAAAGATGTTCAATAGAATCAAGTAGAGGAAATGCACATGAGTTTCAAGAAGTATTTGACCGAGTCCATATCAAATCCATTCGTGGACATCTCCAAGATTTTCAACTTCATGTCGCTCAAGCCGTTCGAGGTCAAAGTCGGTTCCGGCCTGATGCGCAAATACGACGGAAGCAAAATTCTGAAAGCGCAGACGAAGCTCAAATCCATAAAGAACTTGGGCTCAATGGAAAACGCCATTCAGTATATAAAAGACGAATTGAACCCGAATGTCCGAGTTTCGTTTGACGACGGATATTCAAAATTCGACGACGTTGCCTATCTCCAAATCCAATTCCCCGAGGACGAAGATAATCCCGCAACCTCCGACGACGAATACTTCATGGTGAGGATGACCGTGAGTTGGGCCATAGTTTGGGCCGTTGCCGACCAAATCAACGACAGATTGAACAGATCATAAGGACACGGAAAATCCCAAAATCAAAGACGGAGGACCTTTTGGGGGTCCTCCGTTTTTCATATCCATGGCCGACTATAACCCAAAAAACAATCATATAAAAAGCTATACGGAAAAGTGTGAAGAATTGCATGGAAAACCAGATGGAAAAAACATGTAAAACTCTCATCATAGGAAGAGACAAAGGATAGAGAAATAACAGAGATATAGACGGAAAAGATAGTGGGGTAGAGATAAAGAAGAATAGTAGAGAGGATAAAGGATTAAGATAGAGAAGAGAAGATAAAGAATAGTAGAAATAGGGAAAAGAGGGTATTAGAAAAACAATGATTTTGAAAAATATGTTGATTTTAGTGTAAGAAGATGAATAAAAGGTAATAGATAAGAATAGATAATAGAAAAGTATCATATAGTATAAGGGAAATAAGAAAAACCTTGATTTTAGTGTAAGAAAGTAGATTAGTGTAAGAAAAATTGCAAGAAAGTGAATTAGTGTAAGAAAATAGTAGTTGGATTCAATCCCTCCGTAATTCGCCACAAAAATTTTTTCACCCCCAAAACCCTTTTTTCCTCACAACCATTAAATTGCTTATTTTTCACTTTGTCAATAAATTGTTCAATTCTGCAAATGTTTTTCTTTTTACATTTTCCTGTTTTGTCAAATCTTCAATAATTAAACCATTCAATTTCATGACGATTCCCCTTTATCCATAGGGGAATTTTTTTCTTTTTTGTATGTAAATTAGGAAATTGGATTGAATTTTGACAGTTTTATTATAATATATGAGAAAATAAAAATTTTTTACAGGAAATCCGATTGAATTTCCTTCGTTTCTTTCATATTCTCTTCAGTTTCACGTGGTTTTGATCCGTTTTCTTCTCTTTTCTCTTCCAATCTTGCAGGAATCAGCTTCCATGAGGGTTTTTCGTGCTCTGTGAGGTTCTTTCTTGACACAATCCCGAAGGATAGCCGATTTTTTGACGCCTCGGTCACTCATTTTAACCCAAAAGCCACATTCTCTGTTTGAATGGTCGAAATCAGGTGAAAAACGACATTCAAAAGAAGTTTCAATTCTACATTGGTATTTATTGCCCTTCTATGGGTGAAAAAGCGGAAATTTATTATTTTCCGATGGTTAATAAGGAAACGCCATGGAAAAGTGCAAATGATAGAAAATCGGGATGAACGCCGACGGATGAAGAGTTTTTGATGAATTTTCCATATATTGACAGGATTTCATGGCGTTTTTCGGAGCTTGAAGGGTTTTAAAACGCCATGGGAAAATGCATATCCATGTGAAATTCATTGAAAATTGGGATTTTCTATGATTTTTCCATATATCCACGGATTTTCTTTGTAATTATGGATGTCATGTAACAGTTTCCGTCGTCGAACCACTTTGGGAAAAATGCAATATGATAGAAAATTGGATAAAAAATCGGTATGAACTGATGGCAGCAGTGTTTCAGTGAAGAGGGCGATTTTTGATGAATTTTCCATGTGTCTATCGTTTTGGAAAAGCGGTAATATCTGGATCGTCTTCGATCTATCAGAATGAGAGCCATGAAAAACGTCGATTTATGAAAAATCGCAATAATAGGGAACCGACGAGATCTTGTCAAGACTTCGATTTTTAATGGATTTTTCATGTGATTAGACAAAAAGAAACCCCTACCGATTTCTCGGTAGGGGTTCGTAATATAATCACCTGATGCGCTGTCAGGTGACCCTTCCCTTTGAATTTATACTCGCGGGTCGGTTAACGAGTTTCTATACAGAAAAATAATCTAATAGGTGGGTGATAAAAACAATATGGTGTTTAATGTGTTCTTTATTCTATCTATCCAATCTATCCGATCATTCTATCTGTATCAGTTGTCGCTCAGAACAATATGAGAATCGTCCCAATCGCTATTCATCTCTTCAATCAGTTCAGCACGTCGATCAAAGAAACTATTGCAATCTTCAGGAGAAAGCGATTCCCAATCTTCCTGTTCCTCTTCATCTTCGATAAAATGCTCGTCCCGCATAATTTCGCTCCTTAAATCTTCAGCCAACCGGGTTTCTTTTGAGTCTTGATACGTTCACGGATGAACTTGATGGAAAGACCCCCGAGATGACGCTTGGTGGTGGCCGAATAGAGGTCCTCGTCGGGAATCAGATAATCGTCCACTCGGACCACGCTATCATAGCTCACCTGAACTTCGTGTCGGACACCGTTTTTATCCATGAAGGGATAAATTTTCGTCTTTCCATAGAACGACTTTTGGATATTGTCGGCACAGGGTTCGTAAGGAGCCATAAGTCCCGAAACCGGAACGTCGTTTCTGATTAAAAACTCGGTAATGGTCATGTTTTTCCTCTTTTCAATATGCTATCGTGGAGCAGATGAGATTCGAACTCATGACCTCTTGCGTGCAAAGCAAGTGCTCTACCAACTGAGCTACAACCCCATAGAAAAAGGAATAGGGGCCCCGCGCCCTGCTCTCCGCCCATCGGGTTAGCTCAGTGAGATACCCCATTGAGCAGCGGAGTAGTTTTGCTATTCCCGTTCTCTTCTATTCTTCGTCCCCAAATGTTTCGTTCCAGCACTTGGGACACATACCGGAGATGAACATTTCGCGATATTCAGGGGCAAGGTCAGGGAGAATGTTCTGAATACTCTCCGATCGATTGCAAACCACCGAACTATCCAATCCATTGAACCGGTAAGCTTCTCCGCAAAACTGGCAATGGATCAGAGTGACCCGGCCAGGATGAAGATTCACCTCGACTTCGCGCATATTAAATCTCATCCTTGAAATAGGTGGGACCAAAGAACTTATTGAAAGCCATCATGAAGGACACTCGGCACCTCTTGCTTTCCTTCGAGAACTCGTCGCACGATTCGCCGAAGGATTCGACCAGCTTCCCGAAGTTTTCGCACTTCAGGCAGTAATCATAGACAGCGGAGAACCGACGATATTCATTCTCGATACCAGCCATCCCCATCATCCCGCTGATCCGGTCGAAATAGTGCTTTTCGTAGAGATAGAAAGCCTTGAAAGGTTCCCAGTTTTCCACTTTCATTTCGGCAAGGTTGATCGAAGCCATCTCAGTTTCTCCTTTGTTTTTCCGTCGCCCATAAGGACAATATGGAACCCCCGCCATCCGACACCTAGCGTGACCATTGTAAAAGGGGGTCATCCTAATAAAGAGGGTGGGCATTAGCCATCAAGGGATATATAACAAGATTCAATCTTATTAAACCGTCGTTCGTCGTCTAACTGACTAGGCTAGACCTAGGTGGGGGCTCCATATTATCCTTTCAAGCAACGGAAAACAATCTAGTTGTTTTCTTTTCTATTGGAACGTCAGGTCCTGCCCCTGATGAATATCTAGTATTTCGTTCCAAGTGGTCCCCTTTCGGGGTGGGACTCTTTTAGAGTCCCAGGAGGGCGGCAAGGCTATCGACAGCCTTTTCGTCGTATTCCGAACCACGGACCTTCTTCGGCTTCAGCGCCTTGTCGCACAGCTTCCAAGTCTTGCTCGCGAAGGAACCCGCGATTTCGACCTTGCCGGCCTTGATGACATAGCGGACCGAGTTCTTGGTGGCTTCAGGGGCAACCTGAACCTTGACGCCACCCTTGAGCTCAATAGCATAGACGCCATCCTTGACCTTCGAGACCGATTCGGGGTGGCGATACGCCTGACCCATGATCTTCACGGCACACATATCGACCTTCTGATTACCAGTCGACTTCATCTTGCCGACCATACGCTGGAAACGTTCCTCGGCAGTGAGCTTGACAGCGGCAACCTTGGTGGACTTCTTGATCTGCTTGGCCATTTTAGACTCCTTGTTAGTGTTGGCCTTTTCTCTTCTTTTCTTCTATAAATCTAGGTTATTCTCTTCTATCTTTCAAGGGGGTCTTTGTAAAACCTTTTGTAAAACCCTCTTGACCTTGTTTTGAAGATTCCAACCTAGATTTTGAATCAACCGTGGGATTCCTTGATCCTCACCTTTGATATATCAAATCTAGACATATGCAGCCCCATATCAAAGGGTCCCAATGTAAAACAAATTGTAAAACTCTCATATGGACACAATGTAAACATATAGGTTACAAAGGAATAAAACCTAAAAGAACTAAAACAATTTGGTTATATCACATAATGGATATAACGATAGGGGGTGAATTAAACAAATCCATTAAATTAGACATAAAAAGCCATAAAACAAAATCTCTTGACATAAAAACAGCCAAGAGAACAAACAAGGGAATTGTTTAAATGATTGTTTGGGGGATGGTTTAAGGATTTATTGAATTATTGTTTGAATGATTGACAAAAGGATTGTCAATGGGTTTGTTAAGGTTCATTAAGAGGGTGTTAAGGCCGTTTTTTATATAGATATAGATAATTGGGGGGTTTAAGGGATTTAATGGCCCCCTCTCTATTCGTTCAAGTATTTTTTTTCTCTATTCTCCCTCAATTATTTTCTCTTCTTTCATTCAAGTATTTTCCCTCTATCTTTCCCCAAAAGTTTTCTCTATATCCATTCAATTATTTCTCTCTATATTCTCTCCCCGAGTGTTTTTCATTTTTCTTCTGTTAATGGGTCTTTTTATAGGGGATTTTCTTTTCTAGGTTCTGTCCGCAAAAAATTTTTGAAAAAATTTTTTAGGGGCATGAAACCCTTTTTTCAGCCGTCCTTGTTTTTCACGTTGTTTTTCATATTGGCGTAGAAAGAACGGCAAATTTCCCTGTGTTCGGGGTATTTCCAGTCATCCGGAGGTGTCCAGCCGTCCTTGGTGACGGCTTCGTATAGGAAGTCCGTCGTGAAGTCTCTGTCGTGGATTTCCATAATCCGTTCACAGATTTCTCTCTTCGTCATTTTCGTCCTCCGGAACCTTTACACCAATTAGAATGCACTCGCTGAAACCATAACACCAAGAGAGTGGGAACGTCCAGGTAATCATTTAGGACTCCTTACTTTGACGTGAAAAACATCCCGCAGCTAATATCCACTCCGACACCAAGTTCATTGTGGGAAATCCCGCCTTTATCCAGGACGGAAATCAGTTCCCCTACCAAATTGGTTCCGTAAACTGCACCCATCTTCAGATATTCCCCATAAGAGTATCAACCACATCGAGCACTATGTTCGCCCATTTCTCGGCCAGGTTCTTTCCTTCCTTGCCGATCACGTCGCTTTCTTCGATCCTAATTTCGTTTTCCTCGATCTTGTCCTCACCGAGTCCATCTTCTTCCCTGTCAAGATATTCCTTATAGTGAACGAAGATGTATCCATTCTTCGGTCTGATTTCGACCTCGATTTCCGGATAATCGCAACGGATTCCGAAAACCCTCCAGCAACCACCGAGGTTATTCTTATATCCAGCCCGAGTCAAGACTTCCTCAATCTTGACCCAAATGTCACGTTCATTGACTTCTCTTTTCTTCTTCGTGGAAACCCAGTCGGCGTATCTAATCATCTTCCTTCTCCAGTTCGTTCAATACGTCATGCCAAATGAGCGCTATGGCGAGCAGTTTTGTTGCGAGGTCATCCGACATGAACGAAGCAGTGACAGCCAAAGCAAGGGTGAAGATTTTGATGATCCAAGTTACGATTTCCATCTTGCTCATTTCAGTTCTCCTTCTACGGTTTCCTTTTCCTGATAGATAACAGCTGACCCTTTTTCTCCGTCAATCTTAAACATAAAATACCTTGTGATTGTTCACTCGATGAAATCGTCCTCGTCCTCTTCGTTCTCATCGGCTTCGGCCTTCGCCCATTCACGGAACACATCATTGCAATGGCTATCTTCGTTGGAGTTCAACCTGCACCAATCGTAAATCGGACAATGGTCGCACTTGTGAGTGTCGTCGTTGTCGATTATTTCACACAGTTTTTCCGGCGTCAGCCTTTCCTTCCACTTTTCAAAGTTCGTCTTTTGTTTCATCCCCATTTCCCTATTGTTTTTCTTTTTATGGTCCCAAGAAAGACTTTCTTTTTCTGTTTCTGTGTTTTTCATCTTCCAATTTCTTTATCAGTTCTATGTTCTTTTTCTTCGTCAGGTGGAGCTCCATCAAGACCCAACCTAGAGTGAATCCGAACATGATGTTCAATGCATAAATGAATATGTGCTTAGCGACGAAATAGTCCATTTGTTTTTCTCCTGTTAGTAGTCTTTTATATGGCGGTCTTGCTGGATGATTCTCAACCTCGGACCTCGATCAGCCAAAAATCGTCGATGACTTCCATAGCGTCCGTTCGGGACGGAAAGAGATTTCTATATCGCTTTTCAAAAGATTTGTATCTGTTTGTCATTAAATGTGTAATCCTCTATGAGGCTTTTATTGTGAAGAGAGGCTCTTATTGCCTCCTCACCACCCCATCTAGCGCCACGAACCCACTGGGCCAGGGCCGATTTCATGTATCTGTCGCGGAAGAGATCGTATGTGTCCATCGGTATCGTTTCCAATCACACATGAAATACACTCGCTCGGCGTGCTGGGGCCGTTTCGCTACCGCCCTCAAATATGAATCTTCGAAGAGATTGTATGAGGTAATCAAATCAAACGGTTCCCCAATCGGACGGGCAGGTCAAAAAGCTCATTTGAAATATCGACGAACCTGACACTTCCGCGACCGAAAAATTCCACGGTTTCGTTCCAATAGATTCTTTCAAAGAGACGGTATTTGGAAACTTTGTAGTAGTGTGGCTTCATCGGGCAAATTACCATATCTATTGTATCTTTCTTCGACGGCCGTCCCAAACGATTGCCGACGGGACGCCTGCACCCCTTGCCGCGGCGGTATGCAACCAAAAAATTCTGTTGAATTGGCGAAAGGTCATGTCAACATGAAGGAACGAACACGGGTGTGTAGCCGGCTGGTCTTTTCAGAACCCACCAGTCGTTGTGTCTCGCGTCTCTCGTGCCGCAGTATTTGAAACTCCACACGGACAACTTTTCATATTTTTCTTTAAATTCAGAGTATGCCATATTTCAACCTGACGATTGTCGGTGAAGAATCTTATATATAGATCATTACCATTAAACGGCGACGGCACAGAACGCCAATATAAAGATTGGAAAAATGTGTAATTGTAATTCATATCCTGAAAATGCTGTAGTCGCGCAGGGCCTCGCGTTCACCGGGTGCATATAAATCTCCGTTTATTATCCGGTGGTATTCGTCAATCCAATATATGTTGTAAAATTCGATGTAGTCCATATCACAACACAAAGGTTGTCGGCAGTTAAATGCGGAGGCGTTGCGCTCGACCGGCCGAAATTTTCCAAAAGAGAACGAAATTGCGGTCGACGCAAGTCCAATAAGACGCGTGGAATTTCCAAAAATTACTATCACCGGTCATTTGCATGTCTGTGGGTCAATATCAAGCTTGTCGATGTCGTGCACAGCACCAATCCACGTCATTACATCTAGGTGTCTCGCTCTTTCCCAATACCATTGCACGAATCTTTCGTGCGAATCTTTCGTGCCTTCGTCGAAGTCCTTAGCTCTTTCCAAAATCAGATGGCGGAATCCTTTGTTCGAGTCCTTTGACAGGAAGTTCAACCAAAACAACTGAGTGGAGTCTTTGCACGAATCTTTCATATGTTTTTCTTCAAATAATTTTCTTCAAATCAACCAAATCAAATAACATTCCAGCTCGCCGAATGTCCTCAAACGGAAAAGCCTTTCTGAAATCCCAATATCTATCGTAGAAATTTTTAAATTTCATCTTGGCTTTCTTCATCAGTCTCTTCGTTGTTTTTATTCATCTTCGCCAAAATATAGTCGACGCAACTCAGAAAAAGGATTTGAAGGACGACCATGCCGACGAAGGTCGGAACGAAATATATGATGAAGTCCTTGGACATGTTTCTATTTCCCAATTATTGCAAGTTCTTGATGAAGCATTAAGTCCTGTGCGTATTCGTTCCACCAGGAGCCTATTCTTTCACGATATTCCCGGTAAAAACTATTGTATTTCATTTTACGATAATCTTTTCTCTTAAATCTTCAACGGCGTCGTATTCAATGTCTTTGAGATAAAGAGAGAAACGATATTCCCACTGAAAGTCCGCATATTTCATTTCTCACCCTTTCGTTCCAAATACGATTTAAGGCAATCCCTCAAATCTTCCGCAAGGAGACCGATCACCGTGCAAATGGAATAAAGAATATATGCCAGCGGAATAGGCACCAAGAGCACTGCGGCGAGAAACAGAATTGCTAAAAGGACGAAAGTCATTTCCACATTACCTGATTAAGGTTTATCCAATAGAGAAATTATAAAATAAGGAATCGCTACAATCATTCCGCAAAGAGACAAATCCACAATGAAGAAGAATAAAAGATTGCCGAGTTCCTCCATTACATTACCTCAATATAGTCGCATCGCATTTCGTAATACGTCGCATTTATATGCTAAATCATAATACAATTCGACGTCGTTGCTTTTGTGCATACCTAACGCGGCGACACGGGCGAAACAAAAACAAAAATTATCATAGGACATTTTGTTAGCGATCCCCGTCAGTCCATTATTACATGACTCCCATGCACTGCAGGACTCTCACGGCCACATAGATGGCACCCGCTTCAATTCCATACAGAATCGCAAGAGGAACAGCCACGGCCAGTGCACAAAAAATCAAACCGACAATGAGACCAAGCAAAATCTTGATAACTTCAAACATTTCATTTGCCTCTATTCATAGATGATGTTATACACAATTCCGTTTCCACAAGAACACGGCTTAATGTCAATGATATGAACCTTCTCGGCGCGTTCGAGATATTTAATAATGCCATTGAGGGTATTACCCACCCAATCTTCTTTATCTCCCACGTCGTAGTCAATGGCATTAAAATAAACGGTTCTTATCTTCATATTCTGTTCCCTTTATCCCTTCATACCGGATTCGATCTCGCACATTTCCTGCTCGGTGGGAATATGATCCGCCTTGACGGTGAACCGGAATCTCCACATACAAGGCTCGCCGACAAAACCGACATATGCCTCGACGCGATTATTGTGATGTTCATATTTGATTTCAAGTCCGCTGCCGGGTTTGCAACACTTGTTCAGATTCTTAGCGATTTGGTTTACTTCTTTGATGTCAAGATACGGCTTGTCGTCGGCCTCGCTGTAGAGGTGCGGATAACCAATGTCCTCCACCTTGTGAAACACGTCGAATCTCTTATCGTCCGACATACATTTATCGACAACGGCGTCGTCCCCAAGATACTGGCTGAGAGTAAATTTCAATTCACCAAGTTCCATGATTGCTTCCTCTAGTTGTCAGATGTTAGTCGTCCATTTCGTCCCATTCCACAAGGACGAACTGAAGTTCAATGTATTCGCCACCCTTGTCGTCGGCGGGAATGTAGTGAGCCTGAAGTTTACCCGCAAGACCGTAGCTTCGCATTTCGACTTTACGTTTCGTCGAATCCAAAACGGTTTCGACGAGCAGATTCTTTGCCATTCTCCTGATTTCGTTTGCGGTAGGAACCTTGATAACCCCCGGTCCCTGCTTGATTTCGTCGGGTTCGTCCACCTTGCAACTAATGTTCAAGCAAGAGCACACGTTGGCCGCTTGTTCAAAATCAAACTCGGTCAGGATGTTCGCTATCTTTTCCCAAGTCTTGCTTTCAATTTCAATCTCTTCATTCATACAGAAAATCCTTGATACGTTTAATGACCAGTTCGTCCATTTCCCTTGAATCGTAAACTTGCATGTCCTCGTGCGGGATTCCCGTCCCGCGCCAAAACGAAATTCTTACAAAGCACCGCTTGTCGGATGTAAGATTTTCTATCCAATATCGGCTCGGTGTGTAGATATATACCGAGTTAAGCGTTTTCTTATTCCAATAACACTCTTCGCCGTGTTCGTCGCAATCATAGAACGAATCCCCACACTCCACGTGGACTTTATTAAGACCTTTTGGGAGCCTAGACACGATTGCGTTTAGCAAAATCCTGGACTTGACAAAAGACTTTTCGTTCATATATCACCCAATGAACGCGACGGCAATCTTGTAAACGACAAAGTTCCAAAGACCGAACATAAGGGTAATGAGGATAGCGTTTTCAATCTTGCTCATATCCAACTCCTAACGGTAGAGTTTGTGTTCTTTCACATAGGCAGCCACTTCGGGAAGAAGCAAATCGTCCACGGGTTCGTTGTTTGCGAGACGATTTCGCACTTCGGTGCTGCTGCCGTCCTTGTCGTTGTCCCATTCCTCGCGAGGAGGGAGAAACAACCCTTTATATCCCTTTTCCTTGTGTTCAAGAGGATCGGGCATATCGTAATTCGGACGGGGCCACACAATGAGTTCAAATTCCCTCATGAGTTTTTCGCCGTTCGTCTTTCCGCCTTCGGTCCAATCTTTCCACGTAGGGATTTTATTGTAGTTGTCCGCACCCACAACGAGGATATATTCGTTTTCGGGATTTTCGTCAACGAGTCCTTGAAGCATACGATAGGAACCGCGGTGCTCGCCTTTTTCCATTTTGACAACGACACGTTCGACGTTCCTAAAAGCCATACGGACCATCGCAAGTCTATCTTCGGCGGGGACTTTCGTCCTTTTATCCCACCGTGCGTCGGGGGCGACCATAACCCACACTTCGTCGGCCATATTCCACTTGACAATGTTTTTGACAAGATTCACATGGTCCACGTGGATAGGGTCAAACGCTCCACCGAAGATAGCGACTTTCATTCTTCCGCTCCCTTTGTATTAGTGAGCCATACGCCAAGCAATCGTGCGAGTCAGCCAATCCACATATTCGGCGTCTCGGCACATTCCCTTGCCGGGAGTGTCGCTGATCTTCGCGACGGGGTTCCCGTCCACTTCGAGAAGTTTGATGACGATATTCAGTTCATTTCCCTTCGGGCTGAGGCACGCACCCCCGATACCGAAAGCAACCTTGCTCTTTTCATTGAAGTAGTTGTAGAGGTTGGTCGCCTTCGCGAAGGAGAGGCTGTCGCTGAAGAGGAGAGTTTTCGTTTTGGGGTCGATACCGAGCTTGCGATAGTGGGCAAGCATTTTTTCACCCCATTCAATCGGATCGCCGGAGTCGTGTCGAACACCGGAGAACAGCGTCGCGAACTTTTTGTCAAAGTCCCTAAGGAAAACGTTGGTCCCGATAGTATCAGTGAGAGCGATACCGTTTTCGGTGCCGTATTCCTTCACCCAACTTTCAAGCATATACTTGTTAGTGTAGGCGGGGTTGATTTCCTGATTTCCCTGAATGAGCATACCAAACTGGTGAGCCATCGTGCCTGCGGCCTTGACGTTGTATTTCTTTGCGAAGTAAACGTCGCTCGTGCCCATAAAGGCAGGAATGTTCGCCTTGGTGATTTCGTTCATAAAGTAATCTTGAGCCTCAAAGGAGAGGCGACGGCGGAACCCAAACTCGCTGAAGCACCCCACGGTGTAGCGACCGGACTTGAGTCCGTCGATAATATCCGCGACCTGATTCTTATATTCCGCGAAGAGATTGTCGTAGTTGCCACCCATCCGATAGTAGACTTCGCAAACAATCGCCATAATCGGAGTTTCGTAATACTGAATATCCGACTCCGTTCCGCGGAAGTCCACGGTCAGGCCGCAAGGAGCGTCGGTGCCGATTTCAATGTCCTCGAAGCACGGGTGCCAAAACTTCAGGAAGTCCACGTAGTCGGGACGAATCCAAGTCAATTTTTCCTTGAGATATTCCAGCTCGTCCTTTTTATAGGTGAGCGTGCAATAGTGCGCAATCTGGTCCTTGATTTCGTCCACCATTTCCGCAGTGAATTTCACGTCAGGAGTGCGGCACTTGAACCCCCAATGCGAACTCTTGTTATTGTGCTGGTGCATAATGCACTGGCCCATAGAGAACTTGTAGAGGTCCTGGTCAAGGAGGGAGTTGACGATAGGGTTCAGTTTCATCTCTTTTTCCTTTCTCTTTCTTTCTGTCTAAAAGATAGAAAACAAGGGCCCAATTTCAAGGGCCCTTATGTAAAACGATTTGTAAAACCTGTTTAAAATACCTCTTTGTAAACTCAAAATTTACAAACGCCGCGCAGTCGGTTAGTTTTTAAATTATTATGTTGATTTACCAACACATTTGAATAGTGTAATATACTGCCCGCCAGCCGTCGACGGTGTATGTTTTGCCGTCCCAATATCCCGGACCAAAACCTCTAATTTTCCACTTGTTAATATATTCTCCTGTGCGATCCGCACCTAGACAATCTCCGTCTTTATCATAAAATCTAACGATAAAGTCATAACCAGGACTGACAAATGTCGTCGCGCCGTATTCTAGGTTAAGTCTGATTCCTTGGTGCTTATGAATCGGCGTATTCCCAATACTAAAAAGTTTTGATTCTTTTGAACATTCGCTCGCGTTTGCAAATGAAGCCGCAATTATTGCGGCTATGATTAAAATCTTTTTCATTACTTATGCCCTTTTTCTCTACTAGACCATCCGCCAAAATCATATTCGGCGATATTACCAGTTTTAAATTTTACCGCAAATTCTTACTTCGTCTCAATCACACACTAATTCCAGTTGAAATCTTTGTTGATGTGCATGTCAGGGTTCGCGGTGGGGATATGGATATTTTCGTGCTTGAAATGGCTCCTCTTGTTCATCTGAACCATTTTTCCATAATGTTCACCGTGAACGTCGTTTCTGATAGCGTCATCCAGTTCCGCATAAGTGAAACCGAACTTATCCTCGTCAGTGGCACCACACATGCCGTCGCTAGGAGCCTTATGAACAAGTCGTTGCGGAAGATCGAGATAATCCCCAAGTGCGAGAACTTCGGTCACCGTGAGGAGTCCAATCGGGCTGAAGTCCCCAAATCCGTCGCCACCATAAGTTTCCCATCCGACAATGCTTTCGGAAAGGTTGCAAGTGTTGCAAACGAAACCCCCGACCTGAGCGGCGATACCATAGAGGGTCACCATCCGCAGTCGAGCGGGGGTGTTGGACGTATAGACCCCGTTAAGACCGCTAACTCTTGCGGCAAGCGGAATTGCTGCGTTAAGGGCCTTATACGCTTCGCCAATGTTCACGTTGTAATGTTTGATACCGAGGATTTCGCAAACTTTATAGGAATCCTCAATGTCCACCTGAATATCGTTGGGCATGGTGACCCCCAAAACCCTATCCGCACCGAGTGCTTCGACAAGTAGAGCCGCACAAACCGTGCTGTCCTTACCGCCGGAGATACCGATAACTGCGGGACCGGACTTGTCGGAGAACCACGTTTTGATGAAGTTGACGATAGCGTCGTGCTGTTTCTTGACGGTTTCGGAGTTCACTTCAAACATTTTCTTTTCTCCTTTGAACCTACACGATTTCGCACTGGCAGCTGGCCATAACGTCCAGCGCATGTTCGTGCTTTTCCTTCGTGAGGCCCGCGCAAGCGTCCTTATGGATAGTAACCTCGACTCCTTCGATCGCCTTGATTGCGAGTGCGTTGGAAACGACGCAAATGTCGGTGCAAGTGCCCACCATAGCGACCCTATCGCCCGGTTTGACGATTTCGTTCCACTTATCGTAGCCGAAATGGTCCTTATAGACGATTTTGTCCTGCGGCTCGGGTCGAAGTTCAGGCACAATTTCCCAACCCGTGGTCCCTTCAATGCAATGGGGGACGGGCAGGTGCTTCCCTTCGCCGGTTTCCATATAATTGGCACCGTGAGTGTCCTTCGTATAGACGATTTGCCATCCGTCCGCCCTATACATTTCGATAGTGTATTTGACGAAAGGAATGATTGCGGCCGCGTCGGGATTGGCAAGAGCCCCCGTAACGAAGTCGTTTTGCATATCGACGACAACGAGAATCTTATTCATTTTCTTTTCTCCTTTCTAGAAAACTTCGGCGTGAGCGGGGATTTCAAAGATACCGGCGGTATCAAGTTCATACTTTTCCCGTTCGTTCCAAACTTCGACCGAAGGTGCGACGCACTCCTGAGTCCACGAATCCAAGTGGTCAAGAGCGAAAATCAGCTTAGTGTGAACTCCGTGCATATGCTCGGCGTCCACGCGTTCACCGCGATAGCCCTTGAACACCGAAACCCACTTATGCTTTTCGAAGTTCCAGCACTTGGCGAAGAGTTCGCCCCACTTATTCCACGTTTCCGACTCGCGCTTCTGAATGTAGTAGAGTTTCATTTTCAGTTCTCCTTGACGAGTTAGCACTCGTGGTAAATGTAGGCAACACAGGCAGCGAAGATAGACCCCGCGACAATCGAAACAACCTGCTCATATGTGGCCATCGTTTGGATCGCAAGGAAAATGTCGTTCATCTCTATCTCCTTTGTATATTCCAAATGTAGATAGAGTCCGCCCAATATCAAAGGGGGTTTATGTAAAACGATATGTAAAACGATATTGTAAACTTTTGAGTCTTTTGGGTTTACAAAAATGTCTCTTCCGGTGAGTTTTGGGACACTTTCGGGCGGGGCGGATAAGGGGCAAAGGCCCCCATATAAAACCCCGCCAGCGTGGTCCCGTGGGGCGTGGGAGGGTCGATTTCTAGGCCCTATAAACCCCTATATTTCAAGGCCCACGGAGACCCTAAAATACCTAAATCCTCTCAAACAACTAAACTTCACATAAACCTCTAAAAACACAAACCTAAAAAGTCTAAAAGTTTAAGTTAAATCGTGTAAACTCAAATTTTTACAATCAACTCAAACAACCCAAATTAGTTAGTTTATGAAAATACCCCCATTTTTGTATGTGAAAAATGGGGTGTCTATATCCAAGTTTCGGGCGGATAAATAATAGAACGACACAACCGCTAATCTTCGGAATTATCGTTCCTCGACAATTCCTGAGCGAACTCTTCAAATTCTTCGATGGTGGTTTTCAAGTCAGAGATATGTGAACCCAAATCCTTTTCATAATCCTTCAGGTCGGCTACAACACCGTCCAAGTCCGCATCGTCTAAACTCTTGCCGACACCCAATATCATTTCACCGATTTCTTGGATGTATTCACCTATGCTGATGAGATTGTTTCTGTAATCTGTCTGAAATTCTCCCAAACCCATGTTGAACCTCTTTTGTTATGTTTCTATCCCCAACGAAATGAATCTTTGCTCTTTCAAATCCCAATCACGGGCAAGTCCTGCGCGCTGATCACCGACGGCCGACAAGCGTTCGCTGATGTGCACAAACCGATCTGATGTGAGTGTTTCTATGCAGTCGCGAACACGTCTATTATGCACACGCCAATACGAACGATAGAAATTCATATATCTGTCGTGTATCATGATTCTTTGGGCATGCAGAAAAAGTCGTTCCAGCGGTTGACGAACCACACAGACCCGTAGTTTAACTTTTCAATCGTCTCCCAATAAGCGGAATCAAACATATCATGTTTCATGATTCTTTTGTTCCAATATGTCGTTTCAAATTTACGGCTCGGTATGACCGTCCAGCAATGTCTTGATTGAATAAAAGTCGTTGTCAATTTCTTTTGGGTAGAACTTAGGCCTTACGGCTTCTAGCCAATAACGGATTACAAATCCGTCGTCACCGTGGTATTTCGCGTATCTCATTGTTTTCGTGTATCTCATTGGAATTTGCCCCTGAGTCCGTATGGTAGGGTGAAAAAGTCCGATTCGTGTTTTATATATTTTGCGTAATCGAAATCATCCACTCGGTTCCAATAGACTCTACTAAATATATCATATATCATTGCACGAGTTTCTCCAATGTGTATTTGATACAATAATCTGCGTTCTCCTCGCGGGCGAACACACCTGACGGGCCAGCTTTTGCGAAGGTGACGCAGTAGATAAATTCAAATTCACAGAAGTTCATATATGCGCATACAAAAATCGTCTACGATTGTTTGCTTGAACGGAATTGTGCTTAATTCGTTCACATACGCAGCGTATGTGCGGGCAAATTCAATGTATTTTTTGTCGTTGAAGATCATATCCAATTAAATACCAATAATGCACCGCGAAGTCTGATTGTAATTTCCAAAATTTTTCTGCGGCGGCGGGTTCGGCGGGGGCGAATGGATCCGCGTCGTCGAAGGAGACCGAGGCGTTAATCAAACCCCAATATCTGTTATCGAAATTCAAGTATTTAGACTTCATTTCGGAATTATGCAATGATAGTGTCTATACCAATCTCTATATGGAGAGCCTAAACAATCAGGTCCACTTATGAAATCCCAATACAACCTTTTGAATTTATCGTAATGCAACATAATCACATAAACAGATTCAATCTTTCTCGGTCGTAAATGTATGTCCAAATACGGGGGCGGGTTAATACATATGCTAAGTAAAATTCACGGTATGTCATTTCGATCTTTCCACCAATAACCAAATATATCGTCTAAATAATAACACACATTATTGTCAGCATATAATTCATCATCGGTATAAAGCCCTTCATCGAAGTCCCAATACAATTCGAAGAATTTATCGTATGTCATTTAATATCTCAGTGGACTCAGTTCGATCCACACTTCGACGAAATCTCTATAATTAGAAATATTTATTTTTGATAAAGACCCCGTTAACCTAGCGCATACGCAATAATTGTGTTTGAACTCGTCATATATCATTTTATCTTATCCTACAGATCGGCGAGTATTGAGGGATCCATATACAATACACACGCACCAGTCGTCAAAAATGGGATTAAATGTATCAGCTTCTTTGATTGTGGGGAAATCCCAATACACGCGTTTAAAATTCTTGTATTGCATTATCGTTTCGTATAATATGGGG